AAAATGAAGTAGAAACTGTTGAAGAGCAAATTACAGAGGATGCTAACGCACCTAAGAAAAATGCTGTTCCTGCAGAACCTACTCCATTATCAAACGAGGCTGAGGATCTTGGTTCTGCCGTTGTCAAACCTGATGACGAGAAAAAAGGACCATCTAACGCTGGAGATAAGACTAAGCAAGTAAAAGACCAGGTCAATAAAGACGCTAATGATGGCAGTAATCCTGCCGGTCAAGGCGATTTCAAACCCGGTAAGAGTTTGAAAGAAGAAGAAGTTGAATCAGAGGACGAAGTAGTCGCTGAAGATACAGAAACAGAAATTGACTTGTCAAAAGATGTTGAAGCACTAGTTTCTGCTGACGCTGACCTTTCTGAAGAATTTAAAGAAAAGGCTGCGACTATTTTTGAAACTGCTGTGAAAACACGCCTTGCAGAAAAAGAAAAAGAAATCCAAGCAAAATCGGATATCAAAGTAGATGAAAAAGTATCTGCTGTCAAAGAAGAGTTAGTTGAAAAAGTTGATTCATATCTAAACTATGTAGTTGAAGAGTGGATTAAAGACAATCAATTAGCGATTGATAAAGGTATTCGTTCAGAAATCGCTGAAGATTTCATTTCTGGACTAAAGACTTTATTCAAAGAACATTATATTGATGTTCCTGAAGAAAAATATGATGTCTTAGAAGCGATGGCAAAAGAAAAAGAAGAATTAGAGAAAAAATTAAACGAAGAGATTGCTAAGAATGTTGAAATTTCTAAGTCAAACTTATCGTTCTCTAAGGAAAAAATCTTTTCTGAAGCATCCGATGGACTCGCTGATACTGACGCTGAAAAGTTGAAAGAATTAGCAGAGAATATCGAATTCAAAGACGAACAAGATTTTAGTAAGAAATTAGATACTATTAAAGAATCTTATTTCCCTAAAAACAATAGTGAACCAACTGCTTCGAAAGAAGATGTTGATTCCGTGGTCGGTGACGCCAATCTAACGACTGGTAGTAATGAAGCTATGGCTGCTTACACCGCCGCAATTTCTAATACACTTACTAAAGTTAAAGTTTAACTTGGTGAGGGTGTAATTTTTTTAATAAAGAGGAGAGAAACAATGTTTCAAACTGAAAATTTACAAGAAAAATGGCAGCCAGTACTAGAACATCCTGATCTTGCTGAGATCAAAGATAGTTATAGAAAAGCTGTTACCACAGTTGTATTAGAGAACCAAGAAAAAGCGATGAAAGAGGACAACCTAATGGAGGCGGCGCCTACTAACAATATTTCCGGCGGAAATATCGGTGGTGGTGTCAATGCTGGTTGGGACCCAATCTTAATATCACTTATTCGTAGGGCTCTACCTAATATGATTGCTTACGATATCTGTGGCGTACAACCGATGACAGGACCAACTGGTCTTATTTTCGCTATGCGTTCAAGATATACAAATCAAACTGGCGATGAAGCTTTGTTTAACGAAGCTGATACAGACCATGCTGCGAATGACGCTGCTGGTGACTTAAACTCACCAGGAACTGGTTACGCTGCAACAAACCCTGCTGCTCTGAACGACTCACCTGCTGGTACATATAGTACTGCTGTAGGTATGAGTACTGCTCAGGCTGAAGCACTCGGTGACGCTGCTGCTAACGCATTTGCTGAAATGGCATTCTCAATCGACAAAGTTACCGTGACTGCAAAATCTCGTGCTTTAAAAGCCGAGTACACAATGGAACTTGCTCAAGACTTAAAAGCAATCCATGGTTTAGACGCAGAAACAGAACTTGCGAACATTTTATCTACTGAAATTCTTGCAGAGATCAACCGTGAAGTAGTTAGAACTATTTACTTAGTTGCTAACAAAGGTGCTGAAGTAAACACAACAACTGCTGGTGTGTTTGATTTAGATACTGACTCAAACGGTCGTTGGTCTGTTGAGAAGTTCAAAGGTTTAATGTTCCAACTCGAAAGAGACGCAAACGCTATCGGTCAAAAAACAAGAAGAGGAAAAGGTAATATCATCATAACTTCTGCTGATGTTGCTTCTGCCCTTCAAATGGCTGGTATACTTGACTATACTCCTGCACTAAACAACTCACTAAATGTTGACGATACTGCAAATACTTTTGCTGGTGTTCTTAACGGAAGATTTAAAGTTTATGTTGATCCATATGCTGCAAATGTTTCTGCTAGTCAATACTATGTGGTTGGTTATAAAGGTTCTTCACCTTATGACGCTGGATTATTCTATTGCCCTTATGTACCATTACAAATGGTAAGAGCAGTTGGTCAAGATACATTCCAACCAAAAATTGGATTTAAGACTAGATACGGAATGGTTCAAAACCCATTTGCTAACACTGCTGCTGATGGTAGTATTGATGTAACCGCACCTGCGGCTGCAAATCAAAACTTCTATTACAGAAGAGTTAAAGTTGCTAACTTGATGTAATCTCGTTAGTTGCTTTTGCAACAAGAATTAAGGGGGGTCTTTTGATCCCCCTTTTTTTTAGCTTATAAATAATAGTATGAACATAAAAGAAAATCTATTTCTAGGTTTAGTCCTTTCTAAGAATGTCATCTTTAAAACTAAGAGATGGTATCAAAGTCTTAGAAGTGGCGACAACAAACTTACAAAACATAAGGCGTATAATGCTGTTATGCCTAGTCATTTTACACCAATGATAGATGAAAATAGATATGACACTAGATCAACAGATTTTGATAAAATTATAAGTCAAACACACAAACATTTTTGGGATCCTAATGATACAAAGTATATCGATTACAATGTAGATTTTGATATGAAAAAAAATTACTTGGTAGACCCTAGAGTATTCTGTATGGAATTACAAGTACCCACGATTGCAGATAAACTTACAGAAAAACAAAAGATTAAACTTGCAAACGAATCATTCGGTTGGGTACTATCACAAATATTACATGGAGAACAAGGTGCTATGTCTCTTAGTGCCAGTCTATGTCATATACTAAAAGACCCAGGTGCTCAAGAGTATGCAGCCAATCAGACTAGAGAAGAGGCTCGCCATGTTCTTGCATTTCATCAATACATTAAAAAACGCTGGGGTAAAGTATATAAAGTAGGTGACACACTCGGTAGAGTATTAGATGATGTTGTATCAAGTGATGTTGTATGGAAAAAAATTATAGGTATGCAAATACTTATCGAAGGTCTTGCTATGGGAGCATTTTCTATGGCTCACGCAGATACTAAAGACCCACTACTAAAAAAACTATTACAATTAGTGATGTCTGATGAGGCATTTCATCATAAGTTTGGTAAGATATGGGCAGATCGTACCGTTCCTGAACTAAATAGTAGTGAACATATTAAAGTAGAAGATTGGTCAGAAAAAATATTTTTAGAACTAATCTTTAATCTTGCTAACCCTAGAGAGAAACAAGATATATACGAGACAGTTGGGTTAGATTGGAAATGGGTATTAGAAGAGTCTCAAAAACATTTTGATTTATATGAGACTGTACGAAACGAAATGAAACAACCCAATAATATTTTTAGAGTCTTAGTTAAGACACTATTGAATGCTCACATTATTACAAAGAGAACTAAAAAAACTTATGCAAACTTTGTCAATATGCGAGAACTAAAAGATGAAGGTGATGAATTTAAACCAGCAGAAGAAATTGCTGAACTCGGAATAAAACAATTACAGAAAATTAATAAGGCGGCATAATGGTAGAGACAACAGCTATTAATAGACAACCATCTAAATTAGACTATTCAGCACAAACGCAGTTTAGACTTATGATAAATTATTTGCCATTAACAGAATATTTTTGTCAAACTGTTAATATACCAGGACTATCATTGGGTACTGCTACTGTACCAACATCAATGTATGATTATCCAGTGCCTGGCGATAAAATAACTTTTGATCCATTAAATATATCATTCTTAGTAGATGAAAATTTAAATAACTTTAATGAATTGCACCAATGGATATCACGCTTAGGTTTTGCAGAATCCCACGATGAATTTGCAACCCTATTGGCGTCTGGTAATCCTCCGCAGGCCAAACCATCCACTACTGATTCGGTTACTGCTCCTGTGCCTGAGCAAGGAACTTATTCAGACGCCACAATATCAATACTAAGTAGTAAAAACATAGTAAAAACTGAAATAAGATTTAAAAATATTTACCCGACAAGTATATCAAGTTTAGAATATAATGTTGGTGGTACAGATGTGGACTATGTTGTTTGTACTGCAAGTTTTAATTATCTTGGATATACAATAAATCAAATAAGTACAACATAACCCTTGACTTTTCACCAAAAAGGTGATATAATATTATTATGACATTAGACGAAATACAGGCTCAAGCCGACAAAGATTTAGTTATTGATGATACTGAATTAGATACTGAATCTTTAAAGACACCAATCTTACATAACAAATATCTACAATACTATAATAAGTTTAACTTACTATTGAAGAAATCTCAATGGGAAGAAAAGACTTTACAACGAGAGAAGTGGGAATACTATACAGGCAAATCTGATCCTGAAGTATATAAAGAAAAACCATTTGATTTAAAAGTATTAAAGGCAGATGTACACTACTATATTAATGCTGATGAAGATTTACAAAAGGTGCAGGCTAAAATGGCATATCAAGAGGCAATAGTAAACTATCTAGAACAGGTATTAAGAATGATAAACAATAGGTCGTTTACAATAAAAAACGCAATCGAGTGGAGAAGATTTACTAGTGGCGCTTTATGACCCTAATAGTTGAGAAAAAAAATGATGTCTATTTAACAATAGACGCTGAACCTAATGTTGCAAGAGAACTATCTGAATTCTTTACATTCGAAGTTCCTGGGTTTAAGTTTATGCCAGCATATCGTAATCGAGTATGGGATGGTAAGATCAGATTATTCTCACAAAAGACAAAAGAAATGTATTTGGGGTTGTACCCATATATAAAACAATATGCTGAAGAACGAGACCTACCAATAGTTGCTGGCCCAGGGGTTGGTGTTATCAACAAAACAGATAGAGATATAGTAGAAAAATTTTGTAATAATCTAGGTCAAAAGTTTGAAGCTAGAGATTATCAAGTTGACGCTGTACACACAGCATTAAAATTCAATAGAACATTATTAGTTAGTCCGACTGCAAGTGGTAAATCATTTATTATCTATTCCCTTCTTAGATACTATTCTCACCTATTAAAAGATGAAAAGAAAAATCGTGTACTGATTATTGTACCCACAACCTCACTCGTAGAACAGATGTATGGTGACTTTAAATCTTACGGATATAATGTTGCAAAGAATGTGGACCGAATATATGCGAAGTATGACAAGATGACAACCAAAAAGATCGTGGTGAGCACTTGGCAAAGCATATATAATATGTCAAACGAATTTTTTTCAGACTTTGGTGCGGTGTTCGGTGATGAGGCACACTTATTTAAAAGTAAATCATTAACGACCATTATGACTAAACTTGCTAATTGTAAGTAC